ATCATGGTAGGTATCTGATGAAGGAAAAAAAACGGCCGGGCCGCATCAAGAGCGCGATTGTGAACTGGCTCGGTGAGTCGATTGGACTTAATGACGCAGCATTCTGGCAGGAATGGTACGGCACCAGTAGCAGCGGTAAGGTCGTGACAGCAGAGAAAGCGCTGGCGCTGGCCTCAGTCTGGGCCTGTGTGCGCCTGTTGAGTGAGTCGGTTTCAACCCTGCCGATGAAGGTGTACGAGCGGGCGGCTGACGGTTCACGCAAACTGGCGCTTAATCACCCGGCCTATCAGTTACTGTGCCGCCGCCCGAACAGCGAAATGACGCCGTCGCGCTTCATGCTGATGGTGGTCGCCAGCATCTGCCTGCGCGGGAATGCTTATGTTGAGAAACGGATGATAGGTAGCAAGCTCGTTTCGCTGGTACCGCTTCTTCCTCAGTGTATGAAAGTGGAGCGGCTGGACAGCGGCGAATTGCAGTACACCTACACAGAGAAGGGCGTGGCGCGCATCATTCCGGTTAAAAACATGATGCACGTCCGGGGCTTTGGTCTGGACGGGGTCTGCGGCATGATGCCGATGCGCACCGGGCGAGATGTGTTCGGCTCTGCAATGGCGGTCGAAGAATCTGCTGCAAAAATTTTTGAAAATGGTATCCAGACATCCGGTTTCTTCCTGTCAAAAAACCTGCTCACCAAAGAGCAACGCGCGAAAAACCGCGAGAACCTTAACCGGTTCGTCGGTTCCAAAAACGCCGGTAAGGTGATGGTCCTGGAGGGTGACATGTCCTATCAGGGCATCACCCTTAACCCTGAAGATGCCCAGATGCTGGAAAGCCGATCTTTCAGCATTGAAGAAATCTGCCGCTGGTTCAGGGTGCCCCCCTTTATGGTCGGTCACATGACCAAGCAAAGCAGCTGGTCGTCCAGCGTGGAGGGTATGAACATGCAGTTCCTGACCAATACTCTCCGTCCGCTGCTGGTGAACATTGAGCAGGAAATATCGCGTTGCCTCCTTAATGGGGATGATGATCTGTTTGCTGAATTTTCTGTAGAAGGGCTGTTGCGAGCTGACAGTGCGGGTCGTTCGGCTTACTACACTACCGCGCTGCAAAACGGCTGGATGTCACGTAACGACGTGCGGCGACTGGAAAATCTTCCGCCAATTGACGGTGGCGACATCTATACCGTTCAGCTGAATCTGACGCCACTCGATCAGCTCGGCAGAGATGGCGGAAATAACGGCGAAAAGGTGAGAGCGGCGCTTGAAGGGTGGTTATTCCCGGATCGCGACGTTCAACCGAAACACTCAACCGGCGCACACGCGGCGCAACCCTCCGAAACGCAGGACTAAAACTGATGACATTAAAAAGCCTTCCGCGAGCGCCGGAGGGGCGGCCTTTTGCGCGCGAAAAACGCGATTTGCCGTCTTCCGCAATGGAGCGCTGGAACGGCGGCATTAAAGCCGCAAAGTCTGATGAAAACAGCATCTCTGTCTTCGATGTGATCGGTGCCGACTGGTACGGGGAGGGCGTGACAGCCAGCCGTATCGCCGCCGCGCTGCGGTCCATTGGTGGCGCAGATGTCACGGTCAATATCAACAGTCCGGGCGGCGACATGTTCGAAGGCCTGGCGATTTACAACCTGCTGCGTGAGTACGAAGGCAAAGTCACCGTGAAGGTGCTGGGCCTGGCGGCGTCTGCTGCCTCCATTATCGCGATGGCGGGTGATGAGGTGCAGATTGGCCGTGGCGCGTTTCTGATGATCCACAACTGCTGGGTTTACGCGATGGGTAACCGTCACGATCTGGCGCAGATCGCCGCTGATATGGAGCCCTTCGATAAGGCCATGAACGATATCTACGGTGCCCGCACCGGGCTGGATGCCTCGGTCATCGACGCGATGATGGATGCAGAAACCTATATCGGCGGCAGCGATGCGGTTGAAAAGGGGTTTGCCGATCGCCTGCTGTCTGCTGATGAAATCGCTGATGACGATGACAGCCCGGCGGCGGCGCTGCGCAAACTTGATGCGCTGCTCGCGAAAACCGACACGCCACGTTCAGAGCGGCGAAAACTTCTTAAGGCTTTAACCGGCAGCAAGCCAGGCGCTGCTGCCGATCCTGCTGGTACGCCGGGCGCTACCAACACCATCCAACCTGAAAACATTAAACAACTTGAAGACGCGCTGGCCGCGTTCGGCAAATAAGGATTAACCATGTCTGAAGTAAATGAGATTCTGAAAAAAGTCACCGCCAGCATTGAAGAGGCGAACGGTAAATTTAGCGCTAAGGCTGAAGAAGCGCTGAAAGAAGCCAAAAAGTCGGGCTCCCTCTCAGAGGAAACCAAAGCCGCTGTCGATAAAATGGCGTCTGAATTTCACGCACTCCGCGATGCTGAAAAAACACTCAAAGCCGCGCTGGGCGAGCTTGAGCAGCACGTTGCTCAGATGCCGCTGAACAACGCAGCTAAAGTCGTGGAAAGCGTGGGGCGTCAGGTTATCTCTTCTGAAGCACTGAAAGCTTTTGCTGCAGGTGTTGAAGGCAACAAGCGCCTGAGCATTCCGGTCAGCGCCGCACTGCTGACAGTGAATGTCCCTGGTCAGATTGTTGCGCCGGATCGTCTGCCGGGCATTGATGCACAGCCGAAGCAGCGCCTGTTTATTCGCGATCTGATCGCGCCGGGCCGCACCGAGTCCAATACCATTTACTGGGTGCAGCAGACCGGCTTTACCAATAACGCTAAAGCAGTACTGGAAAACACCACCAAACCATACAGCGAAATCGCTTTCGCTGAAAAAATCACGCCAGTTCGCACCATTGCCCACTTGTTCAAAGCGGCGAAACAGATCCTCGACGATATGCCACAGCTTCAGTCAACGATTGATGCCGAGCTTCGCTACGGGCTGAAATACGTCGAAGAACAGGAAATTCTCTTCGGTGATGGCACGGGTGCGCACCTGGACGGCATTGTCCCTCAGGCAACTGCTTATTCTGCGGCGTTCAGCGTGGCGCAGCAGAACGGTATCGATGATCTGCGTCTGGCGATGCTGCAGGCGCAGCTGGCACGCTTCCCGGCTTCCGGACACGTCCTGCACTTTATGGACTGGGCGAAGATTGAACTCACCAAAGACTCCCTGGGCCGCTACATTCTGGCGAACCCGGCGGCGCTGGCCGGTCCTACCCTGTGGGGCCTGCCAGTGGTGGCGACCGAAGCTGCTGCCTTCGTGGGTAAATTCCTGACCGGTGCGTTCAATGCTGGCGCTCAAATCTTCGATCGCGAAGATGCCAACGTTGTCATCTCCACAGAGAACGCCGACGACTTCGAGAAAAACATGATCTCGATTCGCTGCGAAGAGCGTCTTGCTCTGGCAGTGAAACGTCCTGAAGCGTTTATCTACGGCGAGTTCACCGCACCGGCTCCGGGTGGCGAATAATCCATAACTGCGGCCTTCGGGCCGCTTTTTCCCCTGAGGAAGCCGAAATGAAAATGCGATCCCTTAAACCGGTTTATTTCAACGGTGTGGTACAGGTTGAAGGCAGCGAGTTTGAAACGCTGGAGCAACACGGCCGCGAGCTGATCAAAAAAGGTTATGCCGAGCAGATCGGTGATGACGCCGAAGCAAAGGCGAAAGACGAAGCTGAAGCGAAAGCCAAAGCTGACGCCGAAGCGAAAGAGAAAGCCGAGGCAGAGGCGAAAGCCAAAGCTGACGCCGAAGCAAAGGCCAAAGCGAAAACCAAATAAGGTGAAGTCATGCTGCTGACGCTGGATGAAATCAAAATGCAGTGCCGTCTGGAGAATGACTTCACGGATGAAGACCGGCTGCTGGAACTGCTGGCGCTGGCAGCAGAGGCGAAAGCAACCACCTATCTCAACCGCAACCTCTATAAAACCAATGACGAAATCCCCGAGCTCGATGAGGACGGCATGGTTATTACAGAGGATATCCGGCTGGGGCTGCTGATGCTCATCGCACACTGGTACGAAAATCGTGAGACTGCAAGCTCAGGCGGACTAACCGAAACGCCCTTTGCTTTTGAAGCACTTCTCCAGCCTTATCGTATTTATGGTCTGTAAAATGGCCTGCGCCGGATGTAAACGCCGCCGCGAGTGGCTGAAAAAATGGAGGGACATTGCCTATGAACGAGCAACAGGTAAACGGCCTGCTGGCAGCGATGGCAGCGCAGACCGCCGCGATGACCCGGCTGGCGGAGTCAAACGAGGCACTGGTGGCGGTGATTTACCAGTCAATGGTGGAAGAGATTGAAACGACCACCATCGATTCCCCGGTGCACACCTACCTCAGTGGTAAACCCAGGGGGTAAGCATGCAGGCCGGAAAACTTAACAGACGCATCATGCTTCAGAAGCCAGTGGAAACACAAAGCCCTGTGACGGGCGCTGTCACCAGTGGTTGGGCCGATGTGAAGGAGTTGTGGGCGAGTGTCGTTGATTTATCCGCGCGTGATTTTGTCGCAGCGCAGGCCGGGCAGAGTGAGGTGACAACACGCATCACCATTCGCTGGCGTGATGACGTCACGGATAAACACCGCATCGTTCACCGTGGCCGCATCTACAACATTCACGGCGTGCTTGAGGATGACAAAAGCGGCCGGGAATATTTGACGCTGCCGTGTTCGCGGGGAGTAAACGATGGCTGATGGCGTTGATTTCAGCATTACGGGCCTTGAGTCCCTGCTGGGGAAACTCGATGCAGTCAGTGACGATCTCCGTCGCCGTGGCGGACGGGCAGCGCTGCGGCGCGCCGGTAATGTGATTGTCGAAAAAGCGAAAGAGAACGCCAGCCGCCTCGACGATCCCGGGACCGGCCGCAGCATTGCCGCAAACGTGACGCAGCGCTGGAATGGCCGCCTGTTCAGGCGTACCGGTAATCTCGGCTTTCGGATCGGCGTGCAGCATGGCGCTGTACTGAAAAATCACCCGGATCTGAGTGAAAACGCCCCGACTCCGCACTGGCGTCTGATTGAGTTCGGTACCGAGAAAATGCGGGCACAGCCTTTTATGCGGCCGGCGGCTGAAACCAGCATCAACGAGGTTGTCAACACCTTCGCGGATGAGTACGAAAAAGGCCTCGATCGCGCTATTAAACGCGCCCGTAAAAAGGGAGTGCCACCATGATCGCGCCGATATTCCCGGTCTGCGCTGCCAGTCCTGCGGTCCAGGCGCTGCTGGGCGGCAGCATGCTTCGCCTGTATCCGTTCGGCATGCAGGACACTGTGGTCGTTTACCCCTATGCAGTCTGGCAGAACGTAACCGGGGCACCAGAAAATTACCTGGCCCAACGGCCTGATGTGGATTTATTCACATTGCAGGTTGATGCGTATGCCGACACGGTGGATGAGGTGATCGCCGTCGCCGCAGCATTGCGCGATGCCATAGAGCCGCACGCGTACATCACGCGCTTGGGCGGGCAGGAGCAGGACCCCGAAACAAAACGCTATCGCTATTCATTCGATGTTGACTGGATAGTGAAACGCTAATCCTCAATACCGGCCATGAGCCGGTTTTTTTATACCCGGAGATCAGCATGTCTGTATTAACGCAAGGCACACAACTTTTCGTGCTCGTGAAAGGGGCGGTGAGCGAAATTGAATGCATCACCGCTTTTTCGCCGGGCAGCAACCCTGCCGATCAGATTGAAGATACCTGTCTTTCTGAAAGAAACGATCGCACTTATAAGCGCGGCCTGCGCACGCCCGGACAGGCTTCACTTACCCTTAACGCCGATCCGAAAAATGCCAGCCATATCATGCTGCACAATCTTTCCCTGTCGGACGATGAAGCAGATCAGGATGTGACCTTCGCCATCGGCTGGTCTGACGGTGAGTCTTCCCCGACTGCTGCCGCAAACGGAGCCAGCGGCGCGGTTGACGGGCTGGTACTGCCGGAGGACCGCACCTGGTTTGTTTTCAAAGGTTATGTGGGCGATTTCCCGTTTGATTTCTCGGCAAACACGGTCGTGTCCACGTCGGCTTCAATTCAGCGCTCCGGCGGCGCGGTCTGGATCCCTAAAGCGAGCGCATAATGAAACTGACACTTGATTCACTGAAGCAGGCGGGGGCCTTTACCGGCCGCCCGGTTGAGAAAGAAATCACCTGGAAGCAGGGTGATCAGGATTTCACCGCAACGGTGTATATCCGCCCGATGGGTTATCACAGCGCAATGACTGACGTGATGGCGGCGAACGGGCGGGTAGATGGCGTGGCCGGGCGCATCGCTGCCTCGATCTGCGATGAAGAAGGTAAGCCGGTCTTTACTCCGGCAGATATTACCGGCGAGGCGGATCCGGATCGCGGCGCGCTCGATGGTGCGCTGACTATCGCCCTGCTGGTGGCTATCCAGGAGGTTAACGATCTGGGAAAGAGTACCAGCTCAGCGCCGAAGACGAGTTCTGGTGCGAACTCGTCCTCAACGGCATCGGCGGAAGAACCATCGCCGAAGCCCGGGAAGCGATCAGCTTCAGAGAGTCTCAGCTCTGGGCAAGATACAGAGAAAGATACGGCAGCCTGAATCCGATGATGCGCACCGAGTGGGGGGCAGCGCTGATCTCTTCTGTGCTGGCGAACGTCAATAAAGGAAAGGACAGCCCGGCGTTTCGCATCAGTGATTTTGCCCCCCACATTGGCGAGTCCGCTGTTTCTCTCGAAGATGCTATGAAGACTTGGAATTAAAAAATACCTATTAAGCTTGCTAATTGAGCCTTCACATCGCTAAAAAAATTCTTTAGGATTGTTCTTAAAACATGTTCTACGGAGAATTATCTATATGGAAAGTATCAATTGTTTGTTCCGTCATTGGGTTTCTTCAAGGTGTAATCTTGGTTTGGGACGCTAATGGTGCCCCTCAGCAGGCTGCAGGAGCGGCAATGGGAATAGCTTGGGCAGTTATCCCTTATTGCATATGTCGTGCGATACAACAATTAAAGCCGCGTGAAGTTATCATCAAACAGGAGGTGGAAAAGTGAATATCGGAAAATTGGCTGTAATGGTTACCCTTCTTACAGTTACTTCTTCAGCAATATCTGCTGAATGGACGACAACGTATAAAAATGATGAAATGCGAGGTACAGCTAGAAAGTTTTTACAAACCGAGTCTGATAATTCAGTTGATTTTGATTTCCCCTATAATGGAGGGGCAAAATTATCGATCGTTCTTCGGTCTAAAAATACAGAACTTAAAGATGGTCAAAAAGCTGAGGATCTTAAACCAACTGAAGCCTTACTGGTAATAAGTAAAGGGCAATTTATTTGTCACTCGTTTAGTGAATGTAAAATATCTGCTAAATTTGACAACGGGAAAATACTGAAATATTCCATGACTGAATCCGGCGACGGTAGTTCTGATGTTATATTTTTTGATAATTCACCCATGTTTATAAAAAATCTACAAAATCATAAGAAACTGATAATCGAAGCTGATTTTTTTCAGGCCGGTTCAAAACAATTTAAGTTTGATCTTGAAGGTTACTCGACAGAAAAATCAAAATAATCAATCTAAACATTTACCCTATAAACCCGCTTCTGCGGGTTTTTTCATTCCGGGAGCTAAGTAAATGGCTGGAAAATCACTTGGCACGCTTACAATAGATCTTATCGCTAAGGTTGGTGGTTTTGTAGCAGGTATGGATAAAGCCGAACGATCTTCAGTCAAATGGCGAAAGCAAGTCGAGAATGATGTCAAGGCTGCGGGTTCGGCTGTTGCATCCATGGGTATAGCTGCAGCTGGTGCGGCTATAGCTGTATCCACTGCAGGTTTTGCTCTGCTCAAAAGTACATCTGAACAGATCACAGAAAC